CCGACGATGAGTCTAACAAGTACAAGATCGTCGGTAAATCCGCGACCCCCCCTTCCACCAAACCTTCTGCCGCTTCAGGTCAGAAAGCTGAGTTCAGCACGAAGGGTGATGTACAAGCATCCCACGAACCCGAGGGTGAAGTAATTGCCGAAACAGAAGAGCAATCAGAAGAAGAGACCGTAATCGAGGTCGATCTTTCTGCTGACGTTGCAGCACTTACTGAGGGTGAAGATCTTTCCGAAGAATTCAAAGAGAAAGCAGCAACCATTTTTGAAGCAGCGGTTGTTACTCGCTTGAATGAAGAACTTAAGGTAATGCATGAAGAGTATTCCAAAGTTCTGGAAGAAGAAATTGAGACCGTAAAAGGTGAACTCGCTGAGAAGGTAGATGAATACCTTAGCTACGCTGTAGACCAGTGGGTTAACAAGAACGAGATCGCTATCGAGCACGGTATTAAGACCGAGATGGCAGAATCCGTTATGGAAGGTCTCAAGCAAGTTTTCGTTGAGAATTTCGTAGAACTTCCCGACGAGAAAGTTGATTTGGTTGACGAAATGACCGAACAACTCGATATTATGGAGAAAAAACTCAACGATCAAATCGAGGAGAACGTCGCTCTTGTAAGAGAGGTTGGCGCATATACCAAGAATGGGATTGTGAGCGAAGTTTCAGAAGGTCTGTCACTTACTCAGAAAGAGAAGTTGGCAAGTCTTGCTGAGGCAGTTGAGTTTGAAGATGAAACATCCTACCGCGAGAAAGTAACAACTCTACGTGAGTCGTATTTCTCCACAAAACCCGAGGTTACTCCTAGTGAGTTGACTGAGGACGTGAAAGTAGAGAACCAAGACGTTGGTGACACTATGTCCCATTACGTTCAAGCACTCTCTCGCTGGTCTAAATGATTTTAGATCGTAATTTTAGTTCACTTTACCACTAATAATAGGTTAAAAAGCAATGTTCAATTCCGAATCTTTGCAGGAAAAGTGGGCACCTATTCTGGAACACTCCGAGATTGATAACATCTCCGACAAGTATAGAAAGGCTGTCACCTCCATCCTGCTTGAAAACCAAGAAAAATTCCTCAAAGAGGAAGCAGGTGTGCTGAGTGAAGCCGCACCTACAATGTCTGCTGGTACCGCTGGTTTCAGTGGTTCTTCTACCGCTACTGGTCCTGTTGCAGGTTTCGACCCTGTACTGATCTCCTTGATCAGACGTAGCATGCCTAAGCTTATTGCTTATGACATCGCTGGCGTTCAACCGATGACTGGTCCTACTGGACTGATCTTCGCAATGAGATCCAGATACGGTACAAACAGAACTGCTGGTACTGAAGCATTCTTCAACGAAGCAGACACCGAGTTCTCCGCAGAGAACGCAGCAAGCGACCTTGGAAGAACTGCTCAGGCAGGTTCCAACCCTGGTCTGCTCAACGATAGTGGCACCTACAATACCTCTGATGGTATGCCTACTGCTGAGGCAGAAGCACTGGGTGACGCTTCTGGTAACCAGTTCGCTGAAATGAACTTCAGCATTGAGAAGGTTACTGTGACTGCTAAGTCCAGAGCCCTCAAAGCTGAGTACAGTTTGGAACTGGCACAAGACCTCAAGGCAGTTCATGGTTTGGACGCTGAGAGCGAACTCGCTAACATCCTTTCTACTGAAGTTCTCGCTGAGATCAACAGAGAAGTTGTTAGAACTGTCTACAAGATCGCTCGTCCTGGCGCTCAGAACAACACTGCAACTGCTGGTATCTTCGACCTTGACGTTGACTCCAACGGTAGATGGTCGGTTGAGAAGTTCAAAGGTCTCCTCTTCCAAATCGAAAGAGACATGAACGCAATCGGGCATGAAACTCGTAGAGGAAAGGGTAACATTCTGATCTGCTCTGCTGACGTTGCTTCTGCACTGTCTATGGCTGGCGTTCTGGATTATACTCCTGCTCTGTCTGGCAACAGCGGTCTCCTTCCTGACGACAACAGCAGCACTCTTGCTGGTACTCTGAACGGAAGAATCAAGGTCTATGTTGATCCTTACTCTGCTAACGTAAGTGACCGTCACTTCTACGTTGCTGGTTACAAGGGTTCTTCTGCCTATGACGCTGGTCTGTTCTACTGCCCTTACGTGCCTCTCCAGATGGTACGTGCCGTCGGTCAGGATACATTCCAACCGAAAATTGGCTTCAAGACTCGCTACGGAATGGTTGCAAACCCATTCGCTGAGGGAACTACTCAGGGTAGCGGCGCTCTTACTGCTAACGCCAACCGTTACTACAGACGTACACTGGTTGACAACCTCATGTGATCAATTACTCACATACGAGTATCATCAGGCGACCTACGGGTCGCCTTTTTTATTAAATAGTGGTAGTATAGAGATACCCTATATGCCAAGGAACACCTTGACCAAAAAAGAATTTAACGTACGAGTTCTTAAACTCAAGAACGAACTCTACGACGGATCCTGGTCTGCCCGCAACGGAGACTGGCACGACGGTGCTCACACCATGCTCAATAGAGTATTAGAAATGATGCAGGAGTATCGACTATGAGTTGTGAGAAGGACCATGTAACTGAGGAAAGAGTTCAGGAGATGATCGATGATGCAATTCGTAGACACAACCGTAATGCTGGAATCATTTCTATGTGTGTCGGTTGGGTTGTTTTGGCTTTGTTTGCTGAAGGTCTCCTCCGACTCATAGGGGTAATCCCACCATTGCTACCATGGTTGAAAATAACGCTATAATCTATCTGTTACCTTGGATAGTATTTGTACTCATTGGAATCTCTCTGATGATACAAGGATACCTTATTACCAATGAACGATGTGGTTATAGTTGTAAACCAGGATATAAGAGACACCCAGAAATCGACGAACTTAGAGGAGACACGGGAAGACTTATGACATTAAAGTTTGACAGGACACCAGAAGCAAACTATCATGAGTTGGCAAAGAGAATCCAGAAAGTAAAAATGGAAGAACTCTTTGATGAACCATCGACCTATGAGGATGAACCAGATGAAGATGACTAACTCTGATTGGCGTTACTCAGATGCGAGGATGGCATTACGAGATCAAGTGTTTCGTATGTTGAAAGAATATCTTCCCGAGTATCCCCAAGCAGTATATGAATTCTCTGATACCTATGTGAGTCAGGGTAATCCTGATGCGTCACTGGTAGTAGATCAATTCAAATCATATCTTGCTGCTATAAATACTAGAAGCATTTCAGAACAGCAACGTGGCAAGCTGGAACAAACAGATAGCGAATAAGAATTTCTTGAGTCCTATTGGATTCAAGTTTGTTCTAGCAAAATATCCTAAGATTGCATACCTATCGCAGTCGGCAAATATCCCTGCGATTAATCTAGGTATTGTAGAACAACCTACCTATTATGGTAGACCCCTTCCTACTGATGGAAACATCAGTTATGATCCATTCACTATGAATTTTCTGGTGGATGAGAATATCGAGAACTACCTGATCCTACACAACTGGATCAGAGGTCTTGGTGTGCCTGATGACTTTGCAGAACGCAGGGCATTCCTAGACAAGCAATCAAAACTTTCATATAACTCTCAGGGTGGTGACACAAAGTTTGCTGATGCAACTCTCACTGTCCTTAATTCAAACTTCAAATCCAACTTCCAAGTGGTATTTTATGATATAATACCTGTATCTCTTAGTGCTTTGGATTTTAATGCAACTGTAGATGGCACAGAATATGCCGCTGCATCAGTAACGTTTAGATATAGATCTTACGAAATTCAAGCACTGGAGGGAGCACGTAATACAGCACTTGAATAATGGCAGTCTTAAACCTTGATCGCATCCAAGAGCAATGGGCGGAGGATGCTCCTATTGATGAACATGACTTGGTTAATCAAGCACTCGCTGTGCCTGGTTTACATCAACGTTGGATGACATATCATAGCACATTCAAGTTGATGCATAGTGACGCAACGATGAATCTTAATCGTGTCACTAAGTTTAAGTTTGAATACTATGCAGGTAAGGCACCTGCCTCTGTGTATAAAGAAAAACCTTTTGATCACAAAGTTCTCAAAGGCGACCTAGAAAAATACGTCTACGCTGATGATGACTGGTGTAAAGCAAAACAAAAAATTGACTACCTTGAAACTTGCCTATATTACATAGAGGGCGTTCTAAGACAGATCTCTAATCGAGGTTACACAATCAAGAACGTCATTGATTTGAGGAAGTTTGAAGCAGGTTTTTGATGACTACAATCATTAAGAAGAATGAGGTGTATATCAAGGTACACGCGGAACCTCATGTGCATCAGGAATTAGCAGATCATTTCTGCTTTGATGTACCAGGGGCAAAGTATATGCCACACTATAGAAATCATGTATGGGATGGAAAGATTCGTTTATATTCACCAGCAACAGGTGAGATATACGCGGGTCTTTTTGAGTATGTCACAGACTTCTTAAAGCAGAAAGGATATATTTACAACGTAGAAGATAGTGAACACTATGGAAAACCAACCGATACCGACCCTCTCATCACACCTGAGGGTGTTGCGGGGTTTGTTGGATCTCTCAATCTGCCTTTCAAGATCAGAGATTACCAACTCAAAGCAGTATTCTCAGCGATTAAGAACAATCGCAAACTTCTACTCTCGCCCACAGGATCAGGAAAATCCCTGATCATCTATTGTTTGTTGAGATGGCATCTACAATATAAGAGAGAAATTCTAATCATTGTACCCACAACGTCACTGGTCACACAACTCACACAAGATCTTAAAGACTATGGATGGGCAGCAGATCATTATGTCCATCAGATCATGGGTGGTAAAGAAAAATATGTAGAGAAACCTGTTGTTATATCCACTTGGCAATCAATTTATAAGGAACCTAAGAAGTTCTTTAATCGTTTTGACTGTGTTATCGGTGATGAAGCGCACCTCTATAAGGCAAAATCACTGACTGGTATCCTGACGAAGTGTCATGATACGAGGTATCGCATTGGTTTGACAGGAACACTCGATGGGATGAAAACACATCAACTGGTTCTTGAAGGACTCTTTGGTAAATGTAACCAGGTAACAAACACCGCTGACTTAATGAAAGCAGGTACGCTGACAAAACTGAGAGTACGTTGTTTGCTGCTGCAACATGGTTATGTGCCATTCGATAACTATCAGCAAGAGATGGACTACATTGTATCACATCCAAAGCGCAATAAGTTCATTGCAAAACTAGCAGAAGACCTGGATGGTAACACGCTCATCCTATTCAACTACGTGGAAAAACACGGAGACCCACTTCTAGAAGTGCTAAATACCTGTGTAACAGAAGACCGCAAGGTTTTCTATATCCACGGTGGCGTTGAGACATCCGAAAGAGAACGTGCGCGGCAGATCTGTGAGACAGAATCAAACGCAATCATTCTTGCCAGTTATGGGACCTTCTCTACTGGTATTAATATTAGGAATCTCCACAATATAATTTTCGCTTCCCCTTCAAAGTCTCGTGTACGAAACCTACAATCCATAGGTCGAGTATTGCGTAAAGGTGAAAATAAATCACAGGCAGTTCTATATGATATTGCCGATGATTGCTCTAGAGGATCAAGACAAAACTATACTCTGAGACATTTGGTTGAAAGAATCAAGATATACACAGAGGAAAAGTTTAATTATGAAGTATCGAAAATTAGATTCAAAACATGATTAACTACATTCAACACGACAAAGAATTCTACGGCGTAATCAAACTCTCCCAGGGTGAAGAAATCATGGGGGAGTTGATCGTAACTGATGACGTTGAGTCACCAGGGACATCCATTGCTTTTATTACACATCCTGCTAGAAGTAAAGCAGTTGAGATTACTAAAGATGGTATGTCTGGTATTGGCGTAGGTCTTGTCAAATGGCAATATTTTTCTGCCGAAGATTTTTATATTATTCCTGAAAAAGATATACTTTGTATCTCACCTATGAGTCCCAACGGGATTGCCGCTTATAAAAAGTGGTTAAAGATTGAGGAAGGAATTGATGATAAGGATGATATGCACCCTTTTTATAGACAAGTGAACGAAAACATGGGTTCACTTGGTTCTGTATCAAATGCTAAGTCCTTCCTAGAAAAACTATTCAAGGCACCTAGTTCAGATAAGAGCTAAAACTTCTCTTCTGAACCCTTACAGTGTTATTGTAATTAAATTAAGCACAGTTGTCAAGCTCTTGCTAAAACACCTGTGCTTTGTTATAATAATATGCAGGTGCAAAGTTCTTATGGCAATTATGGCTCCGAAGAAAAAACAGCACTACGTTGACAACAAGAAATTCTTGGAAGAACTCGTCAAATATAGAAAACGAGTTCATACCGCCAAAGAACGTGGTCTGAAAAAACCCAGAATAACAGAGTATATCGGTGAGTGCTTTCTAAAGATTGCTACTCACCTATCTTATAGACCCAACTTCATCAATTACATGTATAAAGATGACATGATTGGTGATGGTATTGAGAATTGTGTTCAGTATATTGATAACTTTGACCCAGCAAAGTCTTCCAATCCATTCGCATACTTTACTCAAATCGTCTACTATGCATATCTAAGACGTATCTCTAAAGAGAAAAGGCAGATGGACATCAAAGACAAACTTATCGAGAAGAAAGGATTTGATGAGGTCTTCCATTCTGATGGAGATCACAGTCATGCAGATATGAACTCCATTAAGTATCGTATTGAAAGTAACATGCGTAATTAATTATGAAAGACAAACCAGTTTCAGTTGATGACTACAAAGAAGTTGCCGACGATTTCTTTGCAAAGTATGATTTTGTTGCCCAACGCATTGAAGGAAGGGCAGAGGATGTGCTAAAAGTAATGGAAGCACTCACTGGTGCGGTAATGCGTGACCGTGCTGTTACTAAAATTGGACCCTTTGGATTTAACAAACAGAATGGAGAAGACACAAAAGAAGACGACTCTAGCAACGACTCTGGGTCCTAATCCTACAGTGGAAAAAGTGATCCCACCAGATACAATCTGGATTGACGACGCCTTTTATATTAAAAGGACTAGATTCGGTATGTTCACCAGTGTTCTAAAGGAACCGCTGGGTGCAAACTTCTTGACTGGTGCTAGTGAAGAAGCAGTAATTACCATGTCTCGCTGGCATCTCAAGTGCTTGCAGGATGGAACTCTGGATGACTACACTCGTGTGGTAAATAGTGGAGTTGTTGGAGGTAAACTCTAATGGGTTACATGTCAGATCATTACATGGAAAACTACTGGTGTGGTAAATCTCCTGACCGTGATGAGTTGATTAAACAGTTAAGTGATTCTGTCGGTGGTACTGTTTCACACACAACTGTGGTAGACTATAAAGGTAAAGTGACCCGACGCATTGTTATTGAATATGAAAGTCCTTCTGATAACTGATCAACACTTCGGTGTCCGCAACGACAACCAAGTATTCATTGACAAGTATCGCAAGTTTTATTCTAAAGTTGTTATTCCCTTTATCGATAAGCATGGCATCACCGAAGTCATTGCACTGGGCGATACTTTTGACAAACGTAAGAGCATCAACTTTGCATCACTAGATGCAGCAAAGGAAATGTGGTTCACCCCTCTACAGGAGCGTGGTGTTACCATGACTATGCTTGTAGGCAATCATGACATTTACTACAAGAACACTCTACGTGTTAACGCACCTGAACTTCTACTCAGCGAGTACGATAACATCACTGTCGTGGATGAACCTTGCCAACGTACTGTTGGTGGTCGTGACATACTCTTTCTGCCTTGGATATGTGATGAAAATCGAGACGGATCCACAGATATTATTAAGGAAAGTGATGCTACTGTCTGCATGGGGCATCTTGAGCTTAATGGTTTTGAAGCAATTCCAGGTCATTACATGGAACATGGTGACGACCCAAGTCAATTCGACAAATTTGATCTGGTCTGTTCAGGACACTTTCATATGAAATCCAACAGGGGTAATGTAAATTATCTCGGTAATCCGTACCAACTTTATTGGGGTGATTACGCCCAGAAGCGAGGGTTTCATGTACTAAATACAGATACCTTGAAACTGACTTTCTTCCCGAACCCGTATGACATCTTTCAGAAGGTGTACTACGACGACACGCAAGAAATCAAACTCCCTCAAAACCTTAAGGGATCTTTCGTTAAATTGATTGTTGAAAAGAAAACCGATCAAGTTAAGTTTGATCAGGTAGTCCAGAAGTTGCAAGCAGTTGGTTGTGCTGACCTTAAGATTGTAGAAGATCTTACAGTTGATCTTGGTGAAGTAGATGATGCTATTGAAACTGAGGACACCCTTACCACACTCGAAAGGTGTGTGTCTGATCTAGACAACAAAGAAGATGTCTTCGCTATACTCAAATCACTCTACCTAGAGGCACAGCAATAATGTTTGTTTTAACCGACAACGAGACTGGTGGCGTTTACGCTGTCAAAGATGACGCGGATGGACGACAGGTGGTTACGATGTTTGTTGACAAAGACGATGCGGACAGGTATTATACACTCCTGGAAGCAAATGGATTCCGACGCTCACTGACTGTGAGTGAGGTTGAGAGTGATCTTGTAAAAGATAACTGTGCTATGCATGGTTACTACTTCACTGTCATCACCCCTGATGACATTTTTGTTCCACCACCTGAAGAAGACTTAGACGACATTACATGATTGTATTTGAAACGTTGCGTTGGAAAAACTTTCTCTCAACTGGCAACAACTTTATTGAATTGGACCTGGTAAAGTCTCCTTCCACTCTTGTGCTTGGTAGGAATGGTGCTGGCAAGTCTACAATGCTTGATGCATTGTGCTTTAGTCTGTTCAATAAACCGTTCCGTTTGGTTAAGAAAGGACAACTGGTCAACAGTGTAAACGAAAAAGAATGTGTAGTTGAGGTCGAATTCAAGATCGGCAGTGTACATTATAAAGTAGTACGCGGGATCAAACCCAATGTCTTTGAGATCTACAGAAACGGATCACTCATCGATCAGGATGCGGCGAATAACGACTATCAAAAATATCTTGAACAATCAATACTTAAACTTAACTACAAGTCTTTCACTCAGGTTGTTATTCTTGGAAGTAGCACTTTTGTGCCTTTTATGCAGCTCTCTGCTCCTCATCGAAGAGAAGTTATCGAAGATCTCCTTGATATTCAAGTCTTTTCGCGCATGAATGCGATCCTAAAAGATCGTGTGAAAGATACCAAAGAAGAAATTAACGAGTGTAATCACCAGTTACAACTCGCTCAGAAAGAAGTTGACCTGAAGACTAGGTTTATTGAGCAGTTGGAGGCACAGTCTGGTAAATATGCACAAGAAAAGAGAGAAAAGATTGCAGCAAACCAACAACGACTGTCTGCCATCAAAAATGAGGTCGCAGCGTTGGATGCAAGGATCGTAGAACTAGAACCACAGGTGTTGAGTCATCGTAAACTCGGTGCTGAGATGGAAAAACTCAGAGAATTGCAGAGTAAAATCAATTATAATTATCGCAAAGGCAAAAAAGATCTTAAGTTTTACAAAGATCATGATCAATGTCCCACATGCTCTCAGAATATTGATGCTGATTGGAAAAATGAGCAACGTGGTATACTAGATGAGCGTATCAACAAATATGATATTGCATTAAAAGATCTAAAATCTAAAATAGAAGAGGTTAACGACAAAGTTACCGAGACTGGTCGTATTCAAGTCGAAATTACCGACAAAAGATACACCATTACTTCTATGCTTCGCGAGGAGAATACTCTCAATCAAGAGATTAATCACCTTGAAGAAGAACTCAACAAAGGTACACCCAATGTTGATAAGGAACGTGATAGTCTGAACAGTTTTCTTGCTACAAGAGATGAAAAACAGGAGTCTTGTTCTCAAATTGCTAGTAGGTTTGATAATCTAAAGGTTGTAGGCAACTTGCTCAAGGATGGAGGCATCAAAACCAAGATCATTAACAAGTTTATTCCAACAATCAACCAGAGAATCAATAAATACCTATCCGAGATGGACTTCTTTGTCAACTTTACACTTGACGAAGAGTTCAAAGAGGTCATCAAGTCGCGCTACAGGGATGTATTTTCCTACGCATCCTTCTCAGAAGGCGAAAAACAGAAGATTGACCTTGCTTTATTGTTCACTTGGCGTTCTATTGCCAAACTAAAGAACAGTACAAGTTGTAATCTTTTGATTCTTGATGAAGTGTTTGATTCTTCTCTTGATAGTTCGGCAACTGACGAACTATTCAAAATTCTAAAAGGTCTTGGTGACAAAACCAATTTGTTTATCATCAGTCACAAAGGAGAAATCCTCCTTGATAAGTTTGAAAGGACTGTGACCTTCGATAAACCGAACGATTTTTCCCGCATGACAGAAGAATGATCCACATAGTCGGAATGATGATGGAGACACCACTTATAACCTGTATATTTGGTGCTCTGATCCTCACTCCTATCACGTATTTTATGATCGACTCAATTCAAAAACCAGAGAGGTACCTAGGACATGGCGAGGGAAGGAGAAAAGATTGATATTGGTTATGAAGACTGCCAAGTCATGTATGACGCCTTAAGTGCTTACGCCAAAAAGGAACCAGACATGAGTAAAGCAGAGCATGCCGTCACACTTGCTGATTTGTTCTATGATATTATCGTTGCAGAACGCATTGAAATGGAGGAGAAGTCTAGATTAGAGTAGTGACAGTTGACAAACCGTCCCCCAGGAGCACACAGGTGCCTCTGGGGGTGTATTATATACATATACACGGATACAACAAATGATTACACAAGAGATCAAAGGAACACTTGCCAAACTGCTCGCTTCCGAAAATCTCGTGGTCGAGCATCGTGTGTGCGAGACTGCATCTTTCGACGTAGACCGTCGCGTATTGGTCCTTCCTATCTGGAAAGACCTTGACAATGACACCTACGACCTTCTCGTAGGTCATGAGGTAGGACATGCACTCTACACTCCTACTACAGAACAGGAAGCAATACCATCTGACATCCCCAGGTCTTACGTGAACGTAACCGAGGATGCTCGCATTGAGCGTAAGATGAAAGCAAAGTTTCCTGGTCTTACAAAATCTTTTTACAGAGGTTATCAACACCTCCATGAGCGTGACTTCTTCAATGTCCAGAACAATGACCTGTCTCGTCTCAAGTTGATTGACAGAATCAACCTTCACTTCAAGATCGGCACCTATGCTTTGATTCCTTTTGCTGATGGTGAGCAGCAGTATGTTGACCTTGTTGAAGAGGCAGAGACATTCTCTGATTGTATCGACGCTGCTCGTGTGATCTATGATTACGAGAAGCAAAAGCGTAAGGAAGAGCAAGAGAGCAAGGCACCTCAGGAACAGGATGCACCTCAGACTGTTGACACTGTGACCAGCGACGATGGTCCTGGTGAGACTGAGGACGCTGATGCTGATAACACCTCAGAAGATCTTGAGGAGCAAACAGGAGGCGATCCCTGGGACGATGAGGCACAACTTGACGTTCCTAGTTTTGAGCAAGACAATATTGAAGAAGCAGAGACCGATACTGCACTTCAGGAAAACCTTGAGAACAGTGCCAGCAAAGATACCTGGGACAATCCTACTTACGTTGAGATTGACGATCCTAACCTTGACGTTGCTATCGTTGACCACAAAGATGTAACCAGAATCATCAGCACATTCTGGAATGAGCAGAATGAAACTCGTAAGGAGAACGGTGCTGACGAGATTAACTTTGGTCCATGCGATAAGGCATACCGTAAGTTTGTTGAGTCTAGCAACCGTGAAGTAAACTACCTTGTAAAAGAGTTTGAGTGCCGTAAATCTGCTGCATCTTATGCTCGCCAGAGTGTTTCTCGTACAGGTGTTCTTGACTGCACTAAACTACACACATATAAGTACAACGAAGATCTCTTCAAGAAGGTTACTAGCACTCCTGATGGTAAGAATCATGGTCTGATCTTCCTGCTT